AAAAACTCTAACCCTACCCTAGCAAAGTTCTTACCCGTTCTCTTCATTATCTTAGTTATGTAGGGTTCAGCTACGTTCTTGATTACTTTCTGCTGGTACTTGTCTAACCCAACCTCTCCGAAGGTGTCGTCCCCACCCTCGTCATCATCGTCGTCCTCGAGCAGCGCTGAGTAATTACCCAGTCGCGCGATATCGTCGTCGGACATGTATATAACACCCGTATCTGCGGACAGTACGGGTGTTACAACACCGCTGCTCGAAACTACTAGCGAGGCGTCTATCCTACTTTTTTTTTACCCAACTCTTTCTTAAACAGGTCAACCTCTTCGGAGCTGTTGAGAAACTCGAGTACCTCTCTCTCAACCCTCTGAGAGATCAAGTTAATCTTCTCACCGTACTCCTTGACCATTCGCGTAAACTTATCGTTCCCCCACTCGGGACCAGTCATCTCAACACCCCAGCATTCATTAGTACCAGTGTCTTATAATCCTAACTTATGAAAAGTTGTTTATCCAAATCTTATCGGCGGCGAACATGCTGCTGATCTCCAGCACCCCGTCGTCCTCTACCGACAGGGTAATGTTTTCAATGTTCGTCGGCCAAACGCCGCTCGCCTTGATCTCGTACTGCAGCGAGTTTCCGGAGTCGTCCATGTCGGCCGTGATGTCGTACACGTTTATAGTAGCTTCCTTCTTGTACTCGTGGGCTAGTGCGATGCGGCCCGTGTTGTGGTCAAACACTAGGTTTCTCCAGCGGTACAGATCTAAGAGCGTGTCGTAAGAGTTGTCAACACCGACGAGAAAACTAGCCGTAATCGTGTACTGCTGGCTGACTCTCCCCGCCAACTGCATGATACCGCTGATCCACGGTACTGGCACGTTGTTAGTCGTAGGCATGGGTATCGTAAGAGTCCTACACAGAATGTGTAGGGGTTCTTGGCCGACAACGATAAGTTCGAACGCGTTCTTGCGTACGAAGTCACTTCTTATGTCTACCGGGTGGTATATGTTTCGGTCACGCACTGTTTAATTCACCTCTAAAAGCTTTAAAATTTTTAAAGTAGGGTAGATACTTCTCCCTCTCTATTAAGTTTAGTTTGTTCTAAAGAGTAGTAGTGCTACCCTACCTCTAGCTCGGAGAAGCTAGCTCCCGTAGACGTGATTATAAACCTGTTGATTAGTCTCTCCGCAACCTTCGTCGGCTTGAGCCAAACTTCAGCCACCATGGTGTTGTTGTCTATGTCGAAGGGGGTGTTTGTAGTCTCGTCGCAGACAACCTTAAACTCGTACAAGCCCCGCCTCTGCTTGATGTCCGACAGCAGTGGGTCGACCAGCTGCGTGTACTGAATCCAGGTAAGCCTGTCGTTAGGCTCAAACAGCAGGTACTTAGTCGCGGTAGCCAGTATCTTCGTGATGTATATTATCAGCCTCATAACGTTGACTCTGTCGAGCGCGGACGGTTTCCGCTGCAGCGTCTTCTGACCGTACACTACGATCCCGTCCCCGGTAAAGTCACAGATTGGGTTGACCGCGTTTGTCCCGGTAGCGTAGAGTAAGTCTCTGTCGGAAACGTTCAGCCGTCTCTCAACTTTCTGCACCCTAAACAGCCTACCGCGGTTTAACCCCGCGGGAGCGTTCCACACCTCGGCTACCCTGTCGTTGTACGCGAAAACACTTACTATCCGTACGCTGGGTGGTACCCACTGCAGCGACTCCGTGAACTCGTCGGAGATCTGAATCCAGGGGTAGTACAGCGCGGCGAAGCTAGAGTTCAGAGCGTTCTCGTTCAGCCAGCGCCCCGACCCGTTGTGCCAGTTAACTACGTCCTGAACCGTTAGACCCTGGGGAGGGTCAACGATGGCGAAGCAGTCTCCCCTCTCGTTCTCGCAGAGTTGAATTAGCTTGTTGATAACGGTTTTGTTTCCAGGAAAGTCCGGGCAAGCGATTAGGTTGATGTCGTACTGCTCTGCGTTGGCGAACTGGGAGAGAGCGCTGACCGCGGAGTACTCAGTGATGTTCTCAGCGTCGTCGTACCCACCGCTCAGCTGCAGCACCGTGTTTAGTACGGGGACAAACCCGGCTTCCTCATTCTCTAGCTCTACGCTAACGTAGTTCGAGACAACGCGGTTTGTGACAAAGTTTCTGCTAGAGGGGTCGCTAAACTCAATGTTTTTAAACCTCTCGGAGGGCAGCTGGTTTGTGCTCAGCTCGGGTGCCCACACGTCTAACCCGTAGTTTCCGAAGTCGTCCTTGCTAAACCGAA